TCTCGCTGGTCTTCGTCGGTCAGCTCGCGCAGGGTGGCTGACTGCTTGGGGCCCTCTTCGAGCACCTTGCGCAGTTGGGGCTTGAGGAAGCCGGGTTGCTTGGCCAGATCTCGGATCTGCTTGGCCGTAACCTGTTCCCTCTCGTAGATGCCCTTGCCGTTGTGTATCGTTTCGCCGCAACCCGGGTCTGGCCAGACGTTGCGCGGGTCAACCCTAAACGAGGCGGGGCCGATCTCCTGCACGATCTCGATTTGATGGACCGTCTCGCCTGTGCTGTCTGTGATTGGCTGCCAAGCCTTGCGAGTGCGGTTGGTGACGATTGGGCCCTTGATCACTCCGGTGCCAAGCACGGCTGTGTCGTGGATCACTTTGCGCAACTCGCCGTTGTAGCTGCACTCGACCAGCTGGTCCTCGATCTCGGTCTCCATGGCCTTGGCCTTCTTGTTGGCCTGCTCGCGCACAGCTTTGACAACGTCGCGCACGCGGGCCGGTTGCCCGTCTTCGCCCATGATCGGCTGGCCCTGCTGGTCCATCGCCGCTTTGTTGTCCTTGCTCATGCCCATCAACTCTGGGTCCGGCGTAGGCTGGATGCCCCAGTTGCGATCGTCGGTTGGCAGCAAAATGTCTGCAAGCCGGGCCTCGGCCGCATTGGTCTTCTGCCGCGTCATGCCGATGAAGACCGTTGATCGGTGGGGCTTGGCGTTCTGAGTGGTGACAGGGTAGCCCTGTTCCACGCTGGTCATCATCTGGCTTGCTGCCTTGTTGATGTTGTCCTTGCCGTTGTACTGATCCTCGTCCTCGATCCAGCGCTTGTCGACTCCGTAGGAGCCGCGCGAGCGAATCCACTCGTCTCGCTGACCGCTAAGCGAAGCGCCGAAGGACTGCAGCTTCTCTGCCTTCTTTCGTTGCTGCTCTTCGGGGTCTACGAACTCGACCTCGATTTGTGGAGGTTGGTTGTGCATGTCTGTCCTCAGCTTAGTAAGGTGCTTTGGCGTAGCGTGCGTGGATGGCCAAAGTGCAGTCAATCGCAACGCTTGTGCCGCTGGTAACTGCGGGGCGAACCCACGCTGGGTTCTCTTGGCTGGTGTGCAAAGCGGCAGCGGTGTAAGCCATGTTCGTTGTGCCGCCGCGCTGGGTCATTGGGTGCCAGTTGACATTGTCATTGGAGCCTTGCCACGTAACCGTGCCGCCGCCAAAGGTGCCTGACACTTGGCAGCTTAAATCGGCTGCGTAGGCAATAGGCACGCCGCCGCCAACGTCGTTGGTAGCCAAGTCAGCCCATGAGGCAAGGACCACGCCGGGGACTGAATTGCGATCGATTGTTGCTGCAATAGTAGCCATGAGAATTTCCTCTGTTAGGGTTAATCAATACCCAGTCACTGGGTCGAATACGTTGAACTCAAGCGTCGGGGCCATGCGGCCAGATCGCATTCGGCCCGCGGCCTCTTCCTGTGTCTTGGCGTGGCGTCGCATCATCATTGCGTAACGCGTTGCTGACATCAAGTCGTCGCTGATTTTAACGACCATGCCATCCTTGCGGTGGTACAGCCGGAACTCCTCGAACCAGTCCTCCAGATGTGAGAACACCCGAAGGCGCATGGTCTGCATGCGTGTCAGCATCTCGGACAGGCCGGCCTCGACTCCGTTGCTTCCGTCCTCGAAGGTGGCCCGGCTAGACATCATGTTCAAGCCTTGGTCCTTGTACTGCTTGGCCAGCTGCTCTCCGCTGCCGCCCTTGTCCCGCTGCAGGCCGTCGTGCGGCCATGCAATCGGCACCCAGTCGCCGCGCGAACGCACGGCCATCGAGTGCCCAGCGATGCCGGGCTCACTGCGTCTGTAGCAGTCGGTCACGTAGAGCGTGTCGCTGTCCTTGTCCCAAGCCATCCAAACGACGGCCGTCGGGTGATCGACACCGAAGTCGATCGCCGCAAGTCGTGCCCAGTGAGGCGGGATCGGGAATGCCCTGATCTTGATCGCCTCCTCGACCACTGGGAAGACCCGGCCAGATCCCAGAATGGGGATGCCCTTGGCCCGTGCTTCGCGTTCGTGCTCAGGGTAGCTGGCGATGATCGCATCGGCCTGCTCCTTGGTGTAGTGCTCGGCGTCGCTGATCGTCATGTTGGTGACGGTCGATGACGCCGGCTTCTCCAGCAAGAATCGCTTGACCACTTCGGACATGCCGAGCAGCGGCGTAAAGGTCACGAAAACCTGACCGGCCACAGCTTGTGTACGGGTCAGGCCCTCAGAGTAAATCGGCAGAGGTGGCTCTTCGTCGAACCACACCAAGTCGACAGTGTCGGCTTGCCACTTGGTGCGGCCTTGGTCGTAGCTGTTGAACTGGATCACCGAGTCCTCGCCGCACTCGTGGCGGACCACAATGCTCGAGACCGCGTCGGGCACGCCCTGCTTCATTGACGTATCGCGAACGCAGTCAAACGGAATGGCGCCGGTGCCCCACTCCTCGCGCATCTCTGGCGGACCGAGCAGCAATCGCTGAATACCCTTTCGGGTCAACTCGGCCGATTCGGACCCGACCATGCACCGGATGGCGTAGTTGTACCGCCGCCCCTTCCACCAAGACGGATAGCGGCCCGTCGTGTGCATCGCGACCTCGAATGCCCCGGCCCAAGTCTTGCCAAGCTGGTTGCCGGCCATGAACAAGCGCTCACGGAACCCGGCGCCGGCTGCATGGAACTCACGCTGCTTGGCGTAGGGCGCATAGGTTAACAATCGATTGCGCTTAGCCCTGATGTCCTTCAATCGCAGGAGCTCGTAGAGCTCTCGCTTCTCGTCATCGTCCAGCAGCTGAGTGTCGATTCGGTCGAGCTGGATCATCGAGCCGCTTTCGCGAGAAGCATGTTCAGTCGTGCGTCAAGTTGATCGCTTGTCAGGTCCAGACTGCCGGACATCTTAACCTCGATGCTCTTGAGCTTCGGCTGGGTGTACTGCAGGAACTCGTTCAGCGTCCGCATGCGTGTGTCGACATCCAGCAGCGGCACCATGACCGTCTTGCCTTCGTGGTCAAGCACCGGGTGGCCGCCGCGCATCATCGGGATCGTGGCCTTCAAAGCCTTGGCGATCTCCACCGCCGGATCGAGCCCCTCATCGACGCATGCCTCGACCACGGCCTTGAGATTGATCCGCATGTCGCGGCCCTTCTTCTGGCTGGTGATCTGCTTCGCATGTGTGCGGCCAGTCTTGGCTGCGGTCGGAAACGCCAGATCATCCATGGTCGCCATCTTTGGTGGCGCCCCGGCTAGATCGGAATTGCGACTCGGGTTTCGTCTACTTGCCATTCTTCATCGCCCCTCTTACAAGGCCCTCGTTGCGTGCACTGATTCCTTTGGCCTTGCTCTTGGCGTCTGCCTTGCTGCTGGCTCCCCAAGCGTTGAGGCTGAGAAGCAATCGCGTCGGCTTGCCATCTTTGCGCTCAGGGCCGGGCATGCCGCCCATTCGAGCCAGAAAGCTGGCCCGGCGCGGGTTGTCTCCGGACTTGACTGGCGCCTTGAGGTTCATGCCCGCGGCCTTCGCGCTGGCGCGGCCCTTGGCATTCAAGCCGCCTGATGGCGACTTGCCCTCTTTGCGCTGCCAAGCCGGCGTCTTCACTTCATCGCCCGCCGGATGATGCCGGGCTTGGCCGTCTTGGCCGACTCGACAAAGTCAGCCTTGCTCGGCGCACCTTTGTCGCCGGGCTGGCGCATGCGCTCACCCGAGCCAGAGGCTATGCGTGCCCGCTTGGCTTGGATGTTTGCGTACAAGCCGGGCGGCTTCATCGCCCCTCCTCAAGGGCTATCGATTCAAGCTCTTCTTCCGCGCCGCAAGTGCAGGGGCCCTCGTCGTGAATGGCGCAACCTTGCGAATGCATCAGACCATCCTCAATGGTTATCGAGTCAAGCTCTTCTTGCATGGCTATCGAGTCAAGCTCTTCTTCCGCGCCGCAAGTGCAGGGGCCCTCGTCGTGAATGGCGCAACCCTGCGAATGCATCAGACCATCCCACCGACCATGCCATCGATGACGCCGCCGTTAAAGCCGGTGGGCGCCTTGTAGACCCCGCCGCCTTTGAAAGGGGGCTGGGTCTCGTTCGTGCCGGGCATTGGCACAGACACCTTGCCGGGGATCTGGCCAGCGCCTTGGGTCTGGTTGCCTCCACCGCCGATAGCCGAGCCGGGCATCTTGCCTGCGTTGCCCATCATGCCTCCAGCGGCACGCATGGTGTTGCGCGATGCGGGGTTTGCGTATTTCTGATCCATGATATTTCCTTGTGTTTAGGCCATGAGGCCGGGTTGGGGTTTGCGGGTCGCTGCTTCTTCGTTCCACATCTGTCCGTACTCTTCCGGACTTTCCATCGATTGCTCTTGTGGTCCTTCGCCGGCCTCCTCGGCCAGCATGTCGTCGACGTACTGACGGCATTCGTCAATGCTTTCGCACATGTATGGTTCGCCGCCCTCGCTGCTCGAGACCATGACAGTGCCGTCATCGGCCATTTCGATCGTAATTGTCTTAGCCATTTGGGCTCCAAATGTGCAGAAAGCCGCATCGCG